GCTATAACTTTTGGATTTATTTTATTTGAAATTATATCTTCAGCACGATAAACATTCTCTAAATTATCAATATAATATATTATTCCTTGAATATCATTTGCCCATACTTCTATTTTTTTAGTTGTGTTTTTTGTATCAATTGAATCCGTTATGAAACCGTGTGGGGTTCCTTTTATATGGGTACCACAATAAATCATTCCTGACCTTTTCTTTCTCGTACATTGTTCATCATTTGACCTTTTTGCACAACATCTATCGCATAATGGCACTATATTTTTTATACGTTTTCTCTTCATAAAATCATCTTGATTAAAAACCAACCGCTCATAATCATACACATATTCTATTAATTTATTTACATTATTATCTAATATACCCAGTTGAATTGCTTTATTCCTTATATTATCTTTAAATGTAGTAACATAGACTTCAGTTTTTTTGTTTATACGTTTATCCATTTTTCTTTATATTGTATTAATAACTAATTATATATTTATTTCATTTTTATTATATATATTAAAACTACGAATATACGTAAATAATATAATTTATATATATTCACAGTTTTACTTTATAGTTTTATTATTTTATCATTATATCACTTTTATTTACATCTATATCAGTTTCATTTGAAATTATACATGTTTCTTTTTCATTTAAACCCTTGAAGATTTAAAATGGGACAAAATTGTCTAACAATTATAAGAAAAATTATATAAATATTTTTTATTATATATAGTATCGTAATGGATAATGAAGAAAAAATAAAAGAAATATTAGAAGAAAAAGTTAGACCATCGTAGGTGAGATTCCTACTATTGATTTTACATTTTTGATGTTTTTATTTTGGGATTTTGTCCCATTTTAAATCTTCAATGGTGTAATTATAACTGACTATTTAATTTATGCATTAAGTCTGCTAGAATAAATGAGAATTTAGGTGGCACAGCATTCCCTATCTGTCTATACATAGAAGAAATACAACCGTTAAATATGAAATCATCAGGAAAAGTTTGTATTCTAGCATATTCTCTTACAGTCATTCTTCTTTTTCCACTGGGATGAACATTAATTACTGGACCACCTCCACCGCCACCTCGTCCAGTTATAGTAGGTGAAATTTTATTCCATTCTAATTTTCTATTACCCATATATCCAGTAATTTTAACTTTATGTTTTGTCCCAATATGTTGTATATTTTCATCATAATCAATTGGTAAATCACCAATGGCATCATGTAATGTCTTTGTTATCTCTTGTTTTTCTTCAGGCCAATTAAATATAATATTAGCAGCAATATCATTACGAATTCCAATAAATATTACTCTTTCTCTATTTTGTGGTATATCATACCATTTCATTTTAAATAACTTTGTATGAACATTATATCCACATTGTTTCAAATCTGAAACTATTATTTTAAATATCCTGCCATTACTATTTTTTTTATCCTTATTATTTTCATATCCACCTAAACATTGTATTCCTTTTACATTTTCAAATATGAAATATTTTGGACGCTTATATTTCAATAATCTTACTAATTCCAAATATAGTTTGTTTCTACTATCTGATTCTTTCCTGTATAAATTTGCAACTGAAAAACCCTGACAAGGAAAGCCACCTGTTAATATATCACAATCAGGAATTGTAGTAATTTTGGCAATATCACCACATTCTGGTTTATGTTTATAATATTTTTCATATGTATCACACGAATCTTGATCAAAATCATTAACATATATTACATCAAAATTATCTGATTGTTTATGAAAAGCAAAATCTAATCCGCCACAACCTGCAAACATAGATACAACTTTTAATTTTTTATTGTGGTTTATTTCATTCATATTGGTATTAACGTCATTTTCAATAATCAATTTATTAATGTGATTAAGTTCATTCATAGGCGTATTAACTTCATTTTCAAAAATCCATTTTTTATTATTTAATTCTTTTAATTTTTCTTCAACTGCTTTATCTACCATTGCCTTAATTTTATCAGCATTATTTTCACAAGGCGTTTTGCGTCTATTGTGAGAATCATAGTGAGATTTTTGAGAAAATTCCTTTCCACATCGTTCGCATGAATATTTAACCATTTTCGTTATATATTGTTAATATATATATTTTTTTTTAAATCAATTTTTTTAACAATTCCGCTTTCAACGTAGTAAGAGTCGGGTGTTTTTGCTACGCAAAAAATAAATTCACAATTCCGCTTTCACAATTCCGCTTGTCACAATTCCGCTTGTAGTCGGGTGTTTTTGCTACGCAAAAAATATTAATCACTCTTCTCTCAAAAAAGAATTATATAATTTACTTTTGAGAGAAAAAAGAATAGTTGAAACAATAATATACTTTATCTATAAAAATCATTGAAACAAAAAAATATTATATAAATCTTCTCTCAAAAACATTTATATAATTTACTTTTGAGAGAAAAAAGAATAGTTGAAACAATAATATACTTTATCTATAAAAATCATTGAAACAAAAAAATATTAATACTCTTCTCTCAAAAAAGAATTATATAATTTACTTTTGAGAGAAAAAAAAAGATTTATATAATTTACTTTTGAGAGAAAAAAGAATAGTTAAAATACAAATATACTTTATTTATCAAAATCATTGAAACAAAAAAATATTAATACTCTTCTCTCAAAAAAGAATTATATAATTTACTTTTGAGAGAAAAAAAAAGATTTATATAATTTACTTTTGAGAGAAAAAAAAAGATTTATATAATTTACTTTTGAGAGAAAAAAGAATAGTTAAAATACAAATATACTTTATTTATCAAAATCATTGAAACAAAAAAATATTAATACTCTTCTCTCAAAAAAGAATTATATAATTTACTTTTGAGAGAAAAAAAAAGATTTATATAATTTACTTTTGAGAGAAAAAAAAAGATTTATATAATTTACTTTTGAGAGAAAAAAGAATAGTTAAAATACAAATATACTTTATTTATCAAAATCATTGAAACAAAAAAATATTAATACTCTTCTCTCAAAAAAGAATTATATAATTTACTTTTGAGAGAAAGAAGAATAGTTAAAATACAAATATACTTTATTTATCAAAATCATTGAAACAAAAAAATATTAATACTCTTCTATCAAAAAAGAATTATATAATTTACTTTTGAGAGAAAAAAAGAATAGTTAAAATACAAATATACTTTATCTATAAAAATCATTGAAACAAAAGTAAATTATATAAATGAAACTGGAAAACCAACGGTAACTTTGGAAAACCAACGGTAACTTTGGAAAGCCAACGGTAACTTTGGGATGCTACGTTGAAAGCGTAATTGTGAATTTATTTTTTGCGTAGCAAAAACACCCGACTCTTACTACGTTGAAAGCGGAATTGTGCGTAGCAAAAACACCCGACCACAAGCGGAATTGTGTTTTTTAGTTTTTTTTTTGTATGTGTTTATTAAAAAAATATTTAATATGATACATTATTTGTTTACCTATAATTATATCTATTTCATAATTAATAGCAGATTTACTGACAAAATCAAACCTATATTGTTCAATATATTTTAACATAATTTTACCACAATTGTTTTTATCATTTATAATTCTATTACAAACATCACTGTTAATAAAACGAATTACAATATCTTTTAGCTCAATATTATGAATATATGGTTTGATATTAATATAATAAATATTTTTATTTTTCATTTTCGGAAAAAAAATATCATCAATAAAACATATATCTAAATTTGACGAATCATGTATTTTAGCACATTTAATAAAATCTTTATATTTTTTAGTACATGATGTTCTTCCACTTTCTATTATTTCACCATTTATTTTGAAAGGTCTAATTACTTGATCAAATAATTTGTAATTTATTTTTTTTTCAAAATACGATAATATCTCACTAATCCACAAACTTTCACCACGATTATTTGTATAAATAATAATTTTGTCACATATCTTTTTATCTTTCTTATCTTTTAAATAATTAAGTATTTGAATTATATTAGGTCTTATAAATTCTGGATATAAATCCAGTATATCATTAAAATCAGATTGTGTTATTTTACATTTATTTTTTTGATAATTATTTATGTATTTATTTAAAGAATTAAATGTCATGCTAAGTTGAATAAAATATCCAAGTGTTTCATCTAAATCAATAACAACTATTTTCATTTTTGTAAATATTTGTATATATATAATAAATTTATAAATATTTACGCAAATAAATTTATTTGTTAAAATATAATATAATATTTGTAATCTTTTACAATGTAAAATGTTTTTATTGTTTGTTAAAAATAACATCAATTATTAATTATCCTAGTATAAATATTTAAGGATATAAAATAAAAAAAAATTATATGATATATATATATATTCATAATGTCAAAAATTACTTATGATGATTATAAGTCAATATTAAACTATTATAATACAAGTATTCCTAAATCAAAACGTTTAACAAAAATAAAAGCAGAGAGAATACTTTCACTAAAATTATGTAGATGTATTAAAAAAATTGGAAAAATTGTGGGAGAAGAGCGTTCTATTGGAACTTGTACTAAATCTATTTTCAATAAAAAAGGTTATACAAGAGGTAAATTTAAATGCAAAAAAAAACGAACTTTAAAATTTAGAAAAACAGAAAAAAACATTAAAAAAACATTAAAAAATAAATTATGATAGATGGTCTAATGCGTTTAAAATAATTAATTCTGGTTCTCTCAATTTTCTAAAAATAAGATTTTCATCCATATTTATTTTAAAATAACTTGTAGTATACCCAATTTTTTTACAAACTACAAAAGTTCCTTCATCAACAATTTTTATTTCACAAAATAAAGCCCCTCTGTTTAATTTTAAATCTTCAGGATTATGTAATGGAATCCATCTCAAAAACGTACCATTTTTAAAATCATTTATTTCATCAACATATATATAGCCTTTCAATTTTTCTAAAATTTTAATCGTATCTATTTTTGTTAAATGTAACTGTTTTAAAATGTTGAAATTCATTTCTATTAATTTTTTAGTTGTCAAATTGATTAATCTATCATTTGTTTCATCGTCTAATGCATTCAATAATTTATTTACGTCCATATGATGATATATTATGTATATTATCATTTTTTTATTACATTTACAATTATATTATTACCAACTGCCAAATCCTCCACCAAATTCACTTGCAGCTACCGGTTCAGAAAAAGATTCAATTTGGTCTGGTGATGATGCATTAACTAAAGGATTATTGTCTTGACGATACATTTTATCATAATTAGGTAGTTGTTGCTTATTCAAACTATTTTGAACTGCTGCCATATCACTTGTAGGCAATGAATTAATAGACGTTCCATCATTATATACTGACTGTTGTTGTTGTTGTTGTTGTTGTTGTTGTTGTTGTTGTTGTCCTGAAATTGGTTGTGTTATTTTTACTGTCCCGTTTTTACGATTTACTTGTTTTTTACCATTCCATAATTCATTTACACGTTCCACTAATAAACTAACTTTTTCTCCCATCTTCGTCTGTAAACTTAATGTTATCAATAACACAGCCAAAATTATATATATAACATTAAATTCAGGATATTTCTCACCACTATATGTAGGTACAAATGTAATAATACGATGAATTAATAACAACCCTAAAAACATGCTTATTATTTGAACTACTATTTCTGCTAAAATTTCTAAACTACTTTTCTCTTCTTCAGCTTCAGGAACATATTTTTGCATAGTTTTATTCAAAATAACAATTGGAATTATTGATATTAATGCATATTGCACAATATTTAATATTTCACTTTTTGAGTCATCATTGAAATTAAAAACATGTTTAATAAAACTTTTTGAATCATCTGAACTTTCCATATGATTTATAAAAAGAAATTAAATTTTGAAATTGTATTGTCATTAAATTCTATTCAAATAATTCACGATCATTACAAAGAAAAAGTTTTGCAATTAGCAATGTGCAAAGGTTATCAAACCGTTAAACACTATCATTTGACGGATTGCCGTTCGAAATATTCAATCGTATAAAAATTTTGCTACACCTTTTCTCAAGGAACTTTCTTACTTCTTTGTGATTCATTGATAAAAGGTATAAATAGTTTATGCGTAATGTATTTAGAAAAAAATTATATATAAATATTATTATAATGAGTAGTGCAAGATCGAATGCTGCTGCAAGGCAGAGACGTGCTGGTGAACCACCAACAAATAATCAAGTTAGACAAGGGCCAAATCAATCAATAGCAAGTGCTTCGGCATTCCAACAATCAAGTTTCAATAGAAATACAGGTGTAAATTCACAAGATAAGTCATTAAAAATAGCACCAAAAAATAAAATCTCCGTTTCAGATGCAATAGGCTTACTTTCTTTACGACTTGGAAAACTTGAAATGCAGTTTGCAGAACAAGATGAAACTATTTCTTCGTCTAATTTACCAGATAATACAATTGTTGTTGATAACAGCGTCTTGAATAATATTGTTAGCAGGATTGATAGTATTGAAAAAAAAGATTCAAATATGTTGATTACAAAACTGACAAATGAATTTAGAGATATTAAAGATATGTTACTTTTACAAAATATTAAATTTGAAAAATATATTGTAGTTAATGATAAAAGACTTGAAGAAATTGAAAATAAATTTATTGAATTTGAAAATGTATCGAATCAAAAAATCGTGTCTTATGAAACAGATATTAATAAATTAAATGATAATGAAGATGAAAGTATAGAAAACGATGAAATTAATGTTAGTATAGACTTGAAATCCACAATAGAATGCGAGTTAAATAATAGTATATAATACAATAATTACTTTATTTCTCTCATGTGATAAATGCAAAAAGTTATAGATGATTATTATTTAGGAGATGATAGTTTTTGTTTGTAAGATATTTTTTTTGTTTATTGTTATTGAAAAATAATGAAGAGTAATCAAATATACCTCGTTATACTTGACAAAAATTATTATTATTTTTATTTAAGATTACAATGAAAATAATTTTAGGATTTTTTATATTTTGTTTAGTTTTATTTTTATATTTACATATACAATTTCACTTAAAAACAAGTGATGATTTGGAAATTTACGAGATGGATCAACCATCTAAAGAAAAACTGGAAGAAATTTGTGATATTAGACAACCTGTTCTATTTGATTTTGATTGTCAAAAAATTATTGATACATCTAACAAAACATATATAAATAATAATTATAATGCATTTGACGTCAAAATTAGAAATATAAATGAAACAGATACTAATAATGAAATTTATATGCCTTTACCATTACACGCAGCTATCAAATTATTTAATGAAGATAAAAATTCTATTTATTTTTCCGAAAATAACAACGATTTTTTACAAGAAACAGGGGTTATAAAAAATTTACAGTATAACGACGAATTTATAAGACCATATATGGTTTCGAATTGTAATTACGATATAATAATGGGTAGCAAAGATGTTATAACTCCATTTAAGTATGAATTGAATTACCGTAATTATTTTGTATTAACACAAGGTTCTGCACAAATTAAATTAGCCCCTCCAAAAAGTGCCAAATATTTAGACGTTATTAACGATTATGAAAATTTTGAATTTCGTTCTCCTGTAAATCCTTGGAATCCGCAAACAAAATATACAGCTGATTTTGATAAAATTAAATGTCTAGAATTAACAATTTTACCAGGTAAAACTATTTTTATTCCTGCTTATTGGTTTTATAGTATCAAATTTAGTAAAGATTCGAGTATTTCGTGTTTTAAATATAGGACATATATGAATAATTTGGCGATAATTCCTAACGTTTCAATGCATTTTTTACAATTACAAAATATAAAGAGAAATGTTTCTAAGAAAGTTGATATAAATGAACTTAATGTAGAAGAAAAATTTGACGTAACAGAAACTACAAATACTACAAATATGACAAATACTACAAATATGACGGAAACTACAAACAAACTAATTGTTGATAATAATTCTTTGTAATAAAATATTTTATATTTATGATATATAATGTTATTTAGAACATCCAAATTTTTTTTATATTTTGTTTGTTTATTTATTACGATAATAATATATTATTTATATTATATGATGAATAATAAACCTATTTTAGCGATTGCTGTATTAAATGGTCAAGTTGATGGATATGTTAAATTTAGTGAAGATAAAAAAACTAATATGATTAAAATAGAGTTAAACTTGAATGGTCTTAAACCTAATAGTCTTCATGGGTTTCATGTTCATGAAGCAGGAGATTTAACTGATAAATGCACAAGTATGTGTTCTCATTTTAACCCATATGGTATGACTCACGGTTGTCCTGGTATGAAAAAACGACATGTAGGTGATTTAGGAAATATTAAGGCAAATTCAAACGGTGAAGCAAAATATTATTTTTATGATGATATGATAAAGCTTAGGGGGACAAAATCAAATATAATTGGAAGAGGTATAATAATCCACGATGACACGGATGATTGTGGAAAAGGAGGTAACAATGAAAGTCTTAAGACGGGAAATGCAGGAAAAAGAATTGCTTGTGCTGTGATAGGTTATTCAAAAGATAATTTCAAATGTTAAGTTTATTAGTTAAATAATGGTTTTAGGACATTTGAACAATTTACACATTATATATGTTACCTCATGCTTTGCAAACAAGTTCTTTATATTTTTGAAAGTTCTCTCATAATTGTATAATTTAACAAATATTTAGATTACAATATATTAGATTATAATATATTATATTTATTATATATAATGTTATTTAGATATATCAAATCGTTTTTTAAAATTTTTAAGTCGGGTAAAACTAAAAAAAAAAATAATCGTAATAAAAGACGTACCAGAAAAAATAGATTTTATCAAAAGGCAGGATGAGGTCCACCAATTGTTTAATTATAAATATTCAAGGGTATAAACAATATCTTAATTTCTTAATTTCTTGATATGACGAATATACTACAATTATTCTGATAATAGAAATAAATATACCATTTTTGACCAAGAGAGAAAATTCAACGTAGTAACAAGTTGAAAAGAAATCATTCATAAAATCTGCCTCTAAACCACGAAGATGTAATTTTTGTATTTACAAATATTATATAAAGATAATCCTATATTATTTATTAATGGAAATATACAAAATATGCATTGATGATCGTGAATATTCATCATGGAATATTGTTGATACAAAAACTTTATTATTTTCAAATATTAATATTAATCCAATTAAAAATAAACTATTTTCTAATGACGTTTTCAGTCTTGATATTACTGAAAATGTCAATATAATTAATTCAAGTATTAGATCAGGTAAAATTATATCTGGAGTACTTATTGTTAATGGTAATAAAACTTATGGTAGAAATAAAAAAAATAAGTTTTTGTATAAATGCATTCCAGATGATAATAAATTACCCAATTTTTTAGTTCCTTACGAAATAAAAAATATGGGTTTTAATAAAGTATTTTCAAATTTATATATTACAATTATTTTTGAAAAATGGGAAGATAAACACCCTTATGCACGTTTGAATCAAATTATCGGTGATGTTAATGTTTTAGTTAATTTTTATGAATACCAACTATATTGTAAAAATTTGAATATTTCGTTACAGAAATTCACAAAAGAATCGTCAATTGCTTTTAATAATTCTGAATTTTCAAATCTTTATAAAGACAGTGATGAATTATTTATCAAGAATATTAAAGATAAATATAAATATATTGAAGATAGAACTAATTTAAAAGACTTTTTTATATTTACAATAGATCCGCTTAATAGTGTTGATTTAGATGATGCATTAAGTATTAAAAAATTAGATGATGGTGTTACGATGATAAGTGTATATATAGCTAACTTATACATATACATTAATGAGTTAAATTTATGGAAATCTTTTTCGGAAAAAGTAGCTACAATTTATTTACCTGATAAAAAAAGAAGTATGATACCAAATATTTTATCTGAAAGTTTATGTAGTTTGGTAAAAGGTTCTATTAAATTAGCTTTTGTAATGGACATCTTTATTAAAGATGATAATATTTTTGATATTAAATATAAAAATTGTTTAATTAAAGTAAATAAAAATTTTTATTATGAACAACCAGAGTTATTAAATAATAATAATTATATCAATTTGATGAAATTTAATAAAATTATTTCTTTAAAAATACCACAAAAAAATGATTTTGTCGCAAATAATGATGATAGTCATGATGTCGTTTCTAATTTGATGATTTTTATGAATTGGAATTGTGCAAAAGAAATGTTTAGAAATAAATCAGGAATATTCAGAACTAATTCTATCAAAGAAATAACAAAAGAAAATGTTTTAACTAATGAAAAAAAATATATTTGCAAACGGAATAATTCAATTGGAAAATATGAACAATTTACTGATAACACATCATTTAGACACGATTCACTCAATTTGGATTGTTATTTACAAATAACAAGTCCTATAAGACGATTGGTAGATTTCTTAAATTTAATAAAATTTCAAGAGAAATTTAACATGATACCTATTTCAAATACTGCATCAGATTTTTATAATAAATGGATTAATAAGTTGGAATATATAAATAATACAATGAATTCAATTAAAAAAATTCAAAATGATTGTAATATTTTGGATTTGTGTTCTTGTGACAAAAACATTTTAGATATTGAACACAAAGGTGTGATATTTGAAAAAATGGATAACAAAGGGAAAAATGGATTATTTAAATATACCGTTTTTTTACCAGAAATTAAAATTTTTGGTAAAATAAATGTTACAGAGAATATTGAAAATTATTCATACAGAAAAATTAAATTGTTTTTATTTAATAATGAATTTAAACAAAAAATAAAATTTCATCTATTGAGAGAAAATTAAACCGACGAACATGATGGTTTTGACAATCAATTCATCAATGTTAATATAAATTTTTCAAGTTCAAATATATCAATTTCAGGTAATTCAGCATGTGATTCCCAAAAATATTTACAAAAACACCAAATAAAATTATAATCGTTTTTGTATAAATGTGGAAATTGTTCTATTAAACCATTTTGTATTTTTGATGGTAAAAAACTCAAACTATCTATTGGTAATACATACGATAATTGTAAAAGTTCTGATACTGGATAAGATTCTTTTTTTTCAAAAAACGACGTTTCATAATATGGTATATATTTTATCAAATCACATAATAATGGCGGATAATTATATTTGTACGACCATCTCCAATCACAGCATCCATTGTTATAATATTTAAAAACCCATTCTAGTCCCTCCAAATAATTTATACAAATTTGTTTTCTTCTTGTGTCATCAATTTCAATATTAAATAATATTTTATAATACCGTCTCTCCCAATCTTCTTTTAATGGGTTTATATATTTTTCTAATTCTCTCTCAAATGATGGTAGATTATCAATTTTTTTCAAAACATTTTCGGGTGTATCTACAGGAAAAAACATTTTCTCTCTTCTGTCCCTCAATTTGAATTCTTTTTGAATCAATTCTTCTTCTGAAATTGAAATATATTGGATTAATTTACGTAGATTTTTCCAATTAATTGTTTTACCATCAATAAGCGTTTGATTAGTATTTCCTATTGTAGATTTATAGGCAGTTAACAATTTATCAATACCCCCTGTCCGAATATTAATTGCAGGAAAATGAGGCATAAAATCATTTCCTAAAAAAAAACACAAAAAAATATAATCGTAAATTCTATTATCATTTTTAAATTGGTTATCACACATATCATTTGTAATAACTGATGTTAACTCGGGAATATCTAAAATATATTTTTCATTTGGTTCTAATTCTATATTAATAGATTTAATGAATTCAGGTGTTTCTCTAAACAGGTATATTTTTTTGCAAATAGGTAAATGATTAATACATAACATAATCAAATCTGCATCTAAACCATAGACAATTGTTGTTAGTTCTAAATGTTCTTTTGTATGATTTCTAATAAAATCAAATAATTTATGTTCTCCTTCGCCATGAAAATCAGAAGTAGATAAAATTATATTTTTAACATTATATTTAGAAGGGTCTTTATAATATGTTTTAATTTCTGTATTTAATTGATTCATGAAACTTGTTCCAGGTGTTATAGCAGTAGTATTCCATGTATCTGGTTTTGAATTTTTGAATATGGTTTTGGATATTTCTTTTAGATACATTGATTTGTATCTGCGTTGTCTTTGTTGTTCCATTTTTGCTACAGGAGCAACTCCATCAAAAGCTATAAAAATAAATGTATCTGGTTCAATCAAACATATATATTCGTCTATTTTCTTAATAACATTTGATATTATAGTTTTCACATCATTTTCCAGTAATTTTGAAAAGTCAATATTATAAACAGCATCATAAATAATTGAATTACAATCCATATATAAATTATTTACTTTTAAGGTGTTTTTATTTAATTTTTTAATTATATTTGTATGATTTTTTACAATATAAGAAAAATATGAAGGAATACCCATTACAAAATATATATTTAAATGTTTATATCTTTTTTCATAATTTATAATATTACAACGCACAACAAATCAATGCGAATGCTTAACAAATCTATGCGAATAAACAACAAATCTATGCGAATACATAACAAATCTATGCGATTGCACAAAACAACAAATCTATGCGAATGCACAAAACAAAAAATCTATGCGAATGCAAAACATTGCGTCATTCACTTTTAATACGTTTTTTTACATGTTATAATAAAATTTATACAATTTACAATTTTTTTATTATTATAATATATAATGTTATTGTCAAAAAGAAAAAATATGAAAAAATCTTTTAGTAAAAAAAAAAGAAGAAATGTTAAACGGGGTGGGGGTTTTCAATCTGGATCAGTTATGTCTTTGATAATATTATTTATATTATTTTCAGTAGTTACAGATGGAAGTGTAGAACAATTTAATATAACTCAAGATATACTGTATTATTTGGAACGTGTCGGTGATTCTTCGATATTACAATATATTATATACGGATTAAGCAAATTTTTGTCTGAATCACAATTTAAGTCTATTGTAAATGTCTTAATAATGACAACTCAAAATTTGAAGTTAAAACCAATATTGAATACGTTTTTGGTAACCCTTGATTATGCAAAAATAAGTGTCACTCCTTGTACATGGTCTGAAGTTGTACTGAAAAGTTCTATAGATTATATTATCGGCGGAAATGATCGTTGTGTAGAAAGAGCACAAAATCAAGCAAATTTATTAATAGCATTAAGAAATGGTAATACTGTTGGAAAATATGGAACATTGGTTTGGATGTTAAAAAAAGTGTATTCATTAATAAGAACTCGTTTAGCAACCGAACCATTAGTAGAAGATGATGAAAATAATCGTAAATCAAAAAGACAAAAGGTAGATCCAAATGATTTACCTTCTATAGGTGCAACAGCTGAAGAAGAACCAAATATACAACCTTTTGTTAATGAAATTCAAAATGTTATTGATAAATCAATAAATAATCCATTAGCTGTTTCTCCAACAAACACACAAAACAGTAGCCCTAATAACAGCGTTTATAACAGTCCCGATAACAGCCTTGATAACACTCCTGATAACAGCCAAAATAATAACGAGAACCTTAATAGTTTGGACAATAGACAAATTAGTATTGATACTGATACAGGATATGAATCAGCAAATTCTGAATGTAGTGTAGACCCAAAAATAATAAACGTAATTGTAGATGAACTTGGAGACAATTTTTCTAAATTAATTTTGAATGAACCTTCATCAAATGCTGAAGATTTACAAAATATATTAAATGAAATAGGTGATAATATTGAAAAAAATATAAATCCTCTTGATAATTGTGAAAATAAAGGAGGAAAAAGTACATTTAGAAAAACAAAAAAACAAAAAAACAAAAAAAAACAAAAAAAATCAAGAAAAACAAGAAAAACAAGAAAAAATAAAAAAACAAGAAATAAATTCTAAATATTATTTGGTAAAAATCATGTTTTTTACAAAAAAAAATGTTTTTATTAATTATTGTTATGAATTACAATGTAAATAAATATATTTTATATCCATTTTAAAAAAATGCGGATAATAATAAATTTAAATTCAATATATATTAATATACATTAAATTTAAATGAAATTGGAAACAGAATTAGTAAATATTATAGATAAAAAATTGGATTTTTTCAAAAACGTTATACAAAAAACGATAATTCATGTTCATAAAAATAAAACTCTTGATATTTTAGCATTAACTGATGTATGTTTATGTCTAGATAAATTAATTGAAATTAATAAAAAAATAAATATATCTTCGCTACATGATGATAATATTAATAACGATGCTTTAATAAATAATTTACAATTGATAAATAATCAATTATCCAGCTTATTTAAAAATTATGGAACAGAAAGCTTTGAAGATTTTATTACAATTTGTTTCGGTAATAATCACAAAATAATTAATAATAATGATGAATCACTTAAGTTTGATTTATTAAAAAAATATTTTCACCCAATAAGTTATAGTGTTTATAATATCACATCAAATGAATCTAAGAATAAAAAATCCGATAAATCAAATAAAAAAAAAAAAGAAATGTTTATTGAACATAAAATAGATAATTTTAGTTGTACTGACATAATGGCTAATTTTAAACAATTCAATATTAAAGTCTATGGTATCAATGTATACATTTATGATTCTAATTCTAACAAGGGTATCATGGTAAATGGTATATTAGATGATATTATTATAGACTTTTTAAATAACAAATTAATTACACAAAAAATAGAAGGAATAAAAAGTAACATAAACGAAAACAATGATTTTCACCAAGATTCATATGATAGATTTTTGTCATCATTGACCTTGAAAGATTATTTAATTAATGAATGTGATGCAGATTTTTATAATATATTTGCTGGATATATTAGTAACAATAATGTAATGAAAAATAAATCAATATCTCAAAATATCAAGGATTTTATAGTAAATGATATGTATACCAAAAGATATACATTAATTCAATTACTAATTAATTCAAAGTATTATGAGAACCAATATTTAGCTTATTTATTATATGACCTTCTCTCAAATGATTCTAATGATAATGTAGATACACAAGAACAAATAATTATATTTGATAGTTTCCCGAATGCGATTAAACAGTATTTTAAACATGCAATGAAAAAAACTATTCAATATACTAATGATTTATCAAATTTTGACATAAATAAAGTACCATTAGAACAGCAAATATGTTTAATGAAAGTTAATGATGCAGTTAAAGAAAAGGCAATGATGAAACTGAAAGAAGTAAAAGCTAAGTCTGAAGATTCAGGCTCTAAAGCGAGACAATATCTTGATGGTTTATTAAAAATACCGTTTAATATTTATAAGAGAGAACCTGTATTAAATTTGATGGAAACAATTAAAACAAATTTTATTGGTATTTATACAAAATATAATATTAATGAAATCTTACCGGAAATAAAAATTAAAGACAACGTTACGAGTATTGAAATTATCAAAGATGTAAAAAATATTAAAACATTTATAAAAATGTCTTATAATTTAGAAAAAATTATAGATTATTTGTTGATTGGTGACAAAAATATATTAATTGATAAAATTATTATTATTAATGAATTATTACAGAATAATCATTTGAACGAACTTGTAATAAAATATCATGGAAAGAAAAAAAAAGAATTGCAAAAAGAAATCGATACTTTTACCAATTTTTTAAAATTAATTCAAAAAAACAATCAAAATATTAAATTAATAGAAGATATTTATAATTATTTTAATAATTTTATTTCTCCTGATATAAATATTCAAAATATTAAACACGATATAAACGTTATAGACGACGGATTCAATAAAATTAATAATTATATGTGTCATGTTAAATCTACGATGGATCAATCTGTTTATGGTCATGATAAGGCTAAAAAACAAATACAACGTATTATTGGTCAATGGATTAATGGAAAACAAGATGGTTATTGTTTTGGATTTGAAGGACCACCTGGTGTAGGTAAATGTTTTGCAAAAAATACTCCAATAATGTTATCAAATGGAGAAATTAAAATGGTTCAAGATATAAAAATAAATAATAAATTAATGGGGGATGATAGTACTGAAAGAAATATTTTATCACTCGGTAACGGTAAAGAAAAAATGTATAAAATTGAACAAAAAAAAGGTGATGATTATATAGTCAATGAAAGTCATATATTAAGTTTAAAAATGTGTAAATCAAATAATAACGAAAAAGAAGTAACTGTTTTGAATAAAAATTATTTGAAAAATGATATTATTGATATTTGTATAAAAGATTATATCAAATTACCAAAATATATCAAAGATTGTTTCAAGGGTTATAAAATTGGGTTGAAATTTGAAGAAAAACCTGTTGATTTGGAACCATATGCTTTGGGTTGTTGGTTAGCTAATAGAAGTGTATATGATTTTACTATAAGAAATAAAGATGAAAATATTGTTAAATATTTTGAATCATTTACTAAAAAATATAATTTAACAGTAAAAAAAGGAACAGTAAAAAAAGGAACAGTAAAAAAAGGAACAGTGCAAAATAACATAAATTATTTTTTCTCCCTTACAAATCATGACGGTACTCTAAAAGAAGTTATTGATGACAAAAAAACACAATTACATGATGTGGATATTTTCTCAAATAAATTGAAAGAATATAACTTACTAAATAATAAACATATTCCAAATCAATATAAATGTAATTCTCGTAATATAAGACTACAACTATTAGCTGGTTTTATTGACACTAATGGTTATTATAATAAAAAAAATAATTCATTACAAATTTCACAAAAAGATAAGATACTTACCGAAGATATTTTGTGGCTTATAAGATCACTTGGTTTTGTAGGAACAATTCACAAAAATTTGAAATTTATTATTAATAAAGGAGAGAAACATTTTGAAAAATATTATAGAATAACTATTACTGGTAACGGAATGCACAACATTCCGGTTTTGTTAGAGAGAAAGAAGCCGAAAGAAAACAATAAATCAAGAGATTATTTAAATAATGAAATTAAAGTAATTCCTTTAGAAGAAGGTGAATATTTTGGCTTTGAAATAGATGGCAATTCAAGATTTTTGTTAGGCGATTTTACAGTAGCACATAATACAAGTTTGGCCAAAAATGGGTTAGCTGATTGTTTAAAAGATGCTGATGGTGAAAATAGACCTTTTGCAATGATTCAAATGGGTGGGGATTCAAATGGTAGCACATTACATGGACATAATTATACATATGTAGGTTCAACATGGGGTTCAATAGTTCAAATATTAATTGATAAAGGTTGTATGAATCCAATTATATTTATTGATGAGATTGACAAAATTAGTAAGACAGAACATGGTAAAGAAATAGTTGGCATTTTAACACATTTATTGGACCCTGCACAAAATGATTGTTTTCAAGATAAGTATTTCTCTGGAATTGATATTGATTTATCAAAAGCGTTATTTATTTTGTCTTATAATGATGTTGATGCTATTGATAAAGTATTATTAGATCGTATTCATAGGATAAAATTCTCAAATCTTTCTTTGGAGGATAAACTAATTATTTCTAAAAATCATATGTTACCTGAAATTTATAAAAAAATAGGTTTAGAAGATATTATATTCTTTTCTGACGAAGTTTTGAAATTCATAATTGATGAATATACATGTGAATCGGGTGTAAGAAAATTAAAGGAAATATTTTTTGAGATTATAGGAGAAATTAATTTAGATATTTTGAAAAAAACAAAGGAATATGATATACCTATTAAAATAACAATTGAAGATATTAAAAATAATTATTTCAAAGATAAGAGAGAAGTTTTCACACGCAAGGTTTCTGACATATCACATGTCGGATTTGTTAATGGAATGTATGCAACTACAATTGGTTCTGGTGGAACACTACCTATACATGCCATGTTTTATCCATGTGATAAATTTTTAGATTTGAAATTGACTGGTTTACAACAAGAAGTTATGCGTGAAAGTATGTATGTTTCATTAACTGTAGCATGGAATTTAACATCATTAAAAAAACAGTCGGAATTAAGAGCTAAATACGATTCAAAAAATAAGTGCGGTATTAATATTCATACTGGCGATGGTTCAGTTTCAAAAGATGGACCTAGTGGAGGTTGTGCTATATCGTGTGCTATTTATAGTCTTTTAAATAATATTACAATTAAACACGAATTTGGAATTACTGGAGAAATTCAAATGTCGGGAGATATTACAGCAATTGGGGGATTGTCAAACAAAATTATTGGTTCAATTAAATCTAACGTAAAATCTTTTATTTTTCCAAAAGAAAATCAGAAGGATTTTGATGAATTCCTCGAAAAATACAAAGATAAAAATATTTTGAACGGTATTAGTTTTTTTCCTGTTAGTCACATAAACGAAGTTTTAGAAATTATTATGAATAAATAAATGTTGAGAGAACTTTAATATATTATTGTTTTATAATATATATGTCAGCCACACTTAAAATAGTTCAACCATATAATATTACTGTTTTCCTTAGTTTTTTTAGTCCAATAATATTAGCAAGTTCTTTTGTAATATCTTCATTTGTTTTCCAAAATTTTAAAGGTTTTATATATTTAGGATTCATAATAGCAATGAGTGTTTTAAGAAATTATACTTATATGCTATATGGTAGTACAGAAATGATTAATGATAATACTGTTTGTAGTACTGTTCAATATTCAAAATATGGAAATGCTGCTTTTAGTAGTTTCATATTTGGTTTTTCAATTATGTATATATGCTTACCAATGTTTGCAAATAATGCAGTCAATTATTCTGTATTTACTGGATTGTTATCATATTTTGCAATTGATACTTTTTTGAAAACTTATGGAACAGGATGTGTTCAATTTAAAGATGTGTTTTTTAACACATTAGCCGGGTTGCTTTCTTCCGCATTAATTGTAACTTTGATGTATTCAGGAGGTTCATCCAAATTTCTTTTTTTTAATGAAGTATCTTCTAATAAAGAATCGTGTAGTCGTCCTAAAAACGAAACATTTAAATGTAAAGTTTTTAAAAACGGTGAGTTAATTGGAAATATTTAACTATTAGAACCTCAAACATATCTAATAATTTTTTTATTTTATTAAATATTTAAAACGTCAGAGTACCGTTTGAAATATTCAAGTGTATAAACAATTTAAAGATTATGATTTTATTTATATACATATGTGTGAAATACAATCAGAATTATTTATAAAAAGACTGAATACAGATGCTATTATTCCATCACGGGGCTCAAAATTTTCCGCAGGTCTTGATATTTCTTCCTCTGTTGATACAATAGTTCCTGCTAAAGGAAAGGCAATTATTAAAACTGGTTTGTCTATTGCGTGTCCGTTTATGACATATGCAAGAATTGCACCAAGATCCGGATTGACTGTTAAAAAATTTATTGATGTTGGGGCAGGGGTTGTTGATTGCGATTATAGGGGTGAAATTGGGGTTGTATTGTTCAATTTTTCTGATATTGATTTTCAGGTAAGAAAAGGTGATAAAATTGCCCAAATGATTATTGAAAAAATTTGCATGTTTGAACCAATTGAAGTTGATGAACTTATTGATACACATCGGGGTGATGGCGGTTTTGGTTCAACAGATTTTAAAAAATGTGATTAGTATTTTCCCGTTAGAGATTATACACCTTCGGGCATTTCAATACTTTATCATATAATATTAAAAAAAAAACAATAACAATAACAACATGTTATAAATTATTTAGAGCTACTGGTTCAACAGCTGGTTCAACATGTGGTTCAAAAACTGGTTCAACATGTGGTTCATCAACTTGTTCAACATGTGTTTCAACATGTGGTTCAAAAACTGGTTCAACATGTGGTTCAACATGTGGTTCAACAACTGGTTCAACATGTGGTTCAACATGTGGTTCAACAACTGGTTCAACATGTGGTTCAACATGTGGTTCAACAACTGGTTCAACAACTGGTTTAACAACTGTTTCAACAACTGGTTCAACATGTGGTTCAACATGTGGTTCAACAACTGGTTCAACAACTAAAATTTGAGTATTAATTTGAGATTTTATAATATTTTGTGAAAAACTTTTGATGTTTTTTATTAAAAAACTTTTAACATCATTAATAACTAATTTTCTTTGAAAAGAATCCGCAATTAACTGCATATTTCCATTTGTGTTATAAACTGAAACAAACTTTTTGAATGTATTTAAAATGTTTGTTTTGGAATATATATTAATATTTTTAAAATGAAATAAACTTTTGTTTTTTTTGTTATTAACAACATTATGAAAACAAAATAACATTCCTTTAAAGTCTGATTTACACGATATATGCTTAATATCAATTTTGGATAAAAATTTTGTTGCATGTTTAGAACATTCCGGACAAGGTAAAAAATTACATATCCTTTTGATTATTTGAAACATGTTAAGATGTAAATCTTTAAAATCTTCGTCTTTAATTTGTTCCGCAAGTGAGTGAAATAATGACCAAGTTATAGGACCCCACGATTGAATTGGCGACATTATATATTAGTATTAAGCAAAAAAATATAAAGATACTAACAATTAATATAAATATATTCTAAATGAAAAATTATATAATTGAAGAAAATATAAATTTTTTTAAAGAATTAAATAATTCATTAAATGAAATTCAAAGTGAAAAAAAAACAGATGAAGATGATAATAAATGTTTAATAACAGGAGAAATTTTGACTGATAAATATGTTACTTTATTATGCGGTCATAAATTTAATTATAAATCAATATATAACGATGTATATAATCATAAAAAAAAATCAAATTCATTAGAAACAGCATTAGCACACGGAGAAATAAGATGTCCTTATTGTAGGCAAAAACAACAAACCTTATTACCTTTTTATTATGATTTAAGTTTCAATAAAATTGAAGGTGTAAATTGTGCTTATTCAAAATCAAATCAATATACAACAAAAGTACTTTGTGCGTTTATTACTACAAATGATAATTATAATATTAATCAATCAGAAGTAAATAATTCCACATTAGGTAATGTTGAATTTATTAATTGTTATGAAATAGGTAATCATAAATTAAATAATGTATGTTATTGTTGGAATCATGTGAAAACTAAAAAAATGGAATTGAAAACTATTGCAAATAAAGAAAAAATTTATAATATACAAAAGAAAAAGGAAATAAAACAACAAGAAAAGGAAATAAAACAACAAGAAAAGGAAATAAAACAACAAGAAAAGGAAATAAAAAACAAAATCAAAAATGAGTTAAAGAATATAATCAATAGTTCTAAAATTACGAAATCAAAAAATAATGATGAAATAATTGATTTAACAGGAGATAATTTCGTTATATCTAATAATATTATTGAAAATAGTTGTGTTACAATATTAAAAACAGGTAATAGAAAGGGTCAAATGTGTGGAGTGAAAATTTCAAACGATTGTTTATGTTTAAGACATTATAATTTATTACATACACATGTTAAAAAATAAAACGATATAAAAACATATTTATATTCATAATATATAATATGGATACCAAAGAGGAACTTGTAGCTAATATAAAAGATTGGATTAAGTTAGATACTCAAATAGCACAATTAAGAAATGAAATAAAAGAATGTAATAATAAGAAAAGGTTATTAACTGATAATTTGGTTACAGTGATGAAAAAAAATACCATAGATTGTTTTGATATAAATGGTGGCGCATTAATTTATAAAAAGAATACTTATAAAAAGCCTATAAATGCTAAATCTTTATTGCAATCTTTGCAAAATTATTATAAAGACGACCTTGATGTTGCGAGTCAATTGACAAAACATGTTATGGATAATCGTGAAATTCAAACAAAGGAAACTATTAGGCGAAAAATAGATAAGTAATTTAAATAAATATAAATTGTGAATTATGTATATGAATTCAATTATATATCCAATAATTGATAAATTGAATAAAAATTTGAAAAATGTATTTTTAAAAGATTTTAAAAATGTAATATTTTACCCTTATGTTATTAACAAAAAAGAGACAACACCCTTTATAACTATTTTATTACAAAAATATAAGGAACTAAATGATTTTAATTTTATCAAACTGAATATTACAAAAAATGAATATTATAAATGTGATATTCAATGTTATTTTGATGATTATATCAAAAAAATTGTTCAACAAAAAGATATAGAATTCAATGGTTATTATTATTACGATGACAAAATTTATTTATTCTATAATTTGACAAACTGTAGTAAAATAATCAATTACGACCCTTATTCTAGTGATAATGGTTGTGATACATGTTTATGTACTTTAAGTGAAATAATTAATGATACTAAAATATATAACATAAATATAAACAAAGAAGCATATGATTTTTTAATTAAAAATTCAGAGTTGTTATTTTTAAAAGATAAAAATAATATTCCTTATGAAATTCCAGTTATTGGGTATGTAGGAACGTCAAGAAAAAATGTTAAATTTAATTATATATTCGGTGCAACATCGTGTATTGATGGAATAATGGGTTCTTATTATTATTTTACAAATTATACTAACGCAATACAACAAGCTTCAAATAATGGTGGTATAATTAGATTTGCAATATTTTTAGGTGATGTGTTTGTTAAATTAAATTCACATCCTAAAAACAGATTGAAATATGATATTGATAATTCTATAATTAAACAAAAATTATTGATTGATGATTCAAATGAAGCTTTAACAATGAGAGTAACCGATTATGATGGTAAGTGGGCTTTAGAGAGAGATAGTTTATATTTAGGAGTTATAGAATTGGATAATGGTTTTTTTATGAAAAATACTCCTTTGTATGTGTTGAAAAATATTAATCAACATGTATCGTTGAGTTATCATTATGTTTAATAAAAATATAAGGATTTGTATTTTAAATAATTATATTCTAAATAATTATATAATATGTCATTCAGCGATATAATAACGTTATTAGGTTTTTCCTTATTGTTTTTTTATAGTTTATCAAAAATATTGGTTTTTTATGGTATTAATGAGGATGTTTATGGAGTATTTGTATTATTCTATATGTTCTTAATATTATCAAAAATAATATTACCTAATAAATATCCATCAATTTTATAGCATTTCATCTGTATTTTGAATTACTTTTACATTTGTTTTAGTATTTTCTATTATTTTTATAAGGATATCACGATCTATTTTATCACAAAGATTATCTGTAATTTCACTTTCGATTGGATTACGATTGTTTATTTTTTTGAAAGATAAAATAAATTCCGATACTATGTTTTTATTAAGTTCATAATTATTTTTAATTTCATTTTCTTTATCATTTTGAAATTTTACTATATTATTAATTTTTTTGGTTATGTTTTCTGCTGAAGACCATGTGTTTATAAACTCATTTGTTGGAACAAGACCATCACAAATTTCAGGTTTAAATATTTTGCCGAAAGATAAAGATTTATTAAATGATTTCTTGAATATATTAATTATTTTTTCTGGTATGTTGGGACTCGTTTCCATCAATCTATCGTATTCTTCTTTGCTGTTTTTAATCATTTGTTGCACGTCAATTCTCTCTCTGGGGTGTTTCGCAAGTTCAATTTTCAGATTTCTATAAAATTTGCCCCATGCTATACTTGCAACACGATGAGCTTCATTTAATTGTGTTATTTTCAGAAATTGTTGTATTGTTGTTATTATACCGGCAATTATATTGAACGTACCTACAAGCATTCCAAAATAACCTTGATATGCAGGTGGTACTCTTTGTTGTGCGAAATTTGCTGTACCTGTTAAAGTAGATATTATAATTACAGGAATTGTGTACCATGTATTCAATGAAGAATACATACCATTGGATTTTGAATGTAGCCATCTATAACACATTGCTTTGTCTGCCCATTCTACTAAAATTTTCTCGTGTTCTACACTCCAATCAATTGTTGTTTTGACTAATGTATCTATTTTTTTTACGTCTTCTATATTATCTTCCATATAATATACAATTATAAGAAAAATATAATTATATATTATGGAACATAAATTTAGAACTCTAAAAAATGATTTTAAAATAATAACAGATATTAGATTTGATATAACAAATACAATTTACTTGTTGCATAACAAAATACAAAAAATGAATTCATTTTATAGTGAATTTATTAGAAATAATAAATCACAAATATTTATTTTTGGTTTAGATTCATTTAGATTTCAAAATAAATTGATAGTTATTGAATATGATGATATGAAACGCATGTTTTTAAGTATAAGCAATAGAATGTATTGTGAGTATTTTAAGTTATACAAGTTAATTGTTTCGTATATAAATGAAAATATAAATGATACAAAAATTAATGAACATATAAATGGTTTGAATTTTCCTGTATACAAAGATCTTGAACCATTCAAAGATTATGATTTAAAAATATTGTTGGATATTCATGAAAATATAATAATATTACTAGATAATATTTATGTTAATATGAATAAAAAAGAAAAGGATTTGTTGGTTCACAAAACTAAACAATGTTCAGGTTTTAATATTGATAATTTTGTATCTTCGTTTAATCATAATATTGTTATGATAAAAGAGAATTTGTCATTATTTATTACATATATAGATTTTTTTCATAAAACACATAAAAAATATATGACGAAATTATTAAATAAAATAAAATTGATGTTGAATGATATTGATAATGATATTAATTTAGACCTTATAAGTAAAACTGATACAATATATAATAAGCTGGATGATTTAGATTCATCATTATATGGTTCCATATTAGACCAAGATAAAAATATTGTTTTAACAAAAAATGATTTGAGAGATATTAAAAAGGTTGAAACAGAATTAATATTAAATCCGATTGTAGAAATATTAGAAAATAAATCAATTATTAACGACAATTATCTAAAATCTTCTACAATTATTGAAACGATAAATGATATTATTGTTACCCCTATTACAAAAAATGTAGATTCTTATGTCAAAAATAATAATACTATAACTGATATAATTTCAAATGAAACTGATATAATTTTAAATGAAACTGATATAAATGAAAATGAAACTGATACAAATGAAAATGAAACTGATATAAATGAAAATGAAAATGAAATAGGTATAATTGCAAATGAAAATGAAACAGGTATAATTGCAAATGAAAATGATATAATTGCGTGTGAAACAGGTATAATTGCAAATGAAACTGATATAATTGCGTGTGAAACAGGTATAATTGCAAATGAAACTGATATAAATTCACATAAAAAGAACAGATGAAACAATAATCACAATTCCGCTTGTAGTCGGTTTCTTTTTTCTCTCAAAAGTAAATTATATAATTCTTTTTTGAGAGAAGAGTATTAATATTTTTTTGTTTCAATGATTTTGATAAATAAAGTATATTTGTATTTTAACTATTCTTTTTTCTCTCAAAAGTAAATTATATAAATCTTTTTTTTTCTCTCAAAAGTAAATTATATAAATCTTTTTTTTTCTCTCAAAAGTAAATTATATAATTCTTTTTTGAGAGAAGAGTATTAATATTTTTTTGTTTCAATGATTTTGATAAATAAAGTATATTTGTATTTTAACTATTCTTTTTTCTCTCAAAAGTAAATTATATAAATCTTTTTTTTTCTCTCAAAAGTAAATTATATAATTCTTTTTTGAGAGAAGAGTATTAATATTTTTTTGTTTCAATGATTTTTATAGATAAAGTATATTATTGTTTCAACTATTCTTTTTTCTCTCAAAAGTAAATTATATAAATGTTTTTGAGAGAAGATTTATATAATATTTTTTTGTTTCAATGATTTTTATAGATAAAGTATATTATTGTTTCAACTATTCTTTTTTCTCTCAAAAGTAAATTATATAATTCTTTTTTGAGAGAAGAGTGATTAATATTTTTTGCGTAGCAAAAACACCCGACTACAAGCGGAATTGTGACAAGCGGAATTGTGAAAGCGGAATTGTGAATTTATTTTTTGCGTAGCAAAAACACCCGACTCTTACTACGTTGAAAGCGGAATTGTTAAAAAAATTGATTTAAAAAAAAATATATATATTAACAATATATAACGAAAATGGTTAAATATTCATGCGAACGATGTGGAAAGGAATTTTCTCAAAAATCTCACTATGATTCTCACAATAGACGCAAAACGCCTTGTGAAAATAATGCTGATAAAATTAAGGCAATGGTAGATAAAGCAGTTGAAGAAAAATTAAAAGAATTAAATAATAAAAAATGGATTTTTGAAAATGAAGTTAATACGCCTATGAATGAACTTAATCACATTAATAAATTGATTATTGAAAATGACGTTAATACCAATATGAATGAAATAAACCACAATAAAAAATTAAAAGTTGTATCTATGTTTGCAGGTTGTGGCGGATTAGATTTTGCTTTTCATAAACAATCAGATAATTTTGATGTAATATATGTTAATGATTTTGATCAAGATTCGTGTGATACATATGAAAAATATTATAAACATAAACCAGAATGTGGTGATATTGCCAAAATTACTACAATTCCTGATTGTGATATATTAACAGGTGGCTTTCCTTGTCAGGGTTTTTCAGTTGCAAATTTATACAGGAAAGAATCAGATAGTAGAAACAAACTATATTTGGAATTAGTAAGATTATTGAAATATAAGCGTCCAAAATATTTCATATTTGAAAATGTAAAAGGAATACAATGTTTAGGTGGATATGAAAATAATAAGGATAAAAAAAATAGTAATGGCAGGATATTTAAAATAATAGTTTCAGATTTGAAACAATGTGGATATAATGTTCATACAAAGTTATTTAAAATGAAATGGTATGATATACCACAAAATAGAGAAAGAGTAATATTTATTGGAATTCGTAATGATATTGCTGCTAATATTATATTTAATTGGCCTGAAGAAAAACAAGAGATAACAAAGACATTACATGATGCCATTGGTGATTTACCAATTGATTATGATGAAAATATACAACATATTGGGACAAAACATAAAGTTAAAATTACTGGATATATGGGTAATAGAAAATTAGAATGGAATAAAATTTCACCTACTATAACTGGACGAGGTGGCGGTGGAGGTGGTCCAGTAATTAATGTTCATCCCAGTGGAAAAAGAAGAATGACTGTAAGAGAATATGCTAGAATACAAACTTTTCCTGATGATTTCATATTTAACGGTTGTATTTCTTCTATGTATAGACAGATAGGGAATGCTGTGCCACCTAAATTCTCATTTATTCTAGCAGACTTAATGCATAAATTAAATAGTCAGTTATAATTACACCATTGAAGATTTAAAATGGGACAAAATCCCAAAATAAAAACATCAAAAATGTAAAATCAATAGTAGGAATCTCACCTACGATGGTCTAACTTTTTCTTCTAATATTTCTTTTATTTTTTCTTCATTATCCATTACGATACTATATATAATAAAAAATATTTATATAATTTTTCTTATAATTGTTAGACAATTTTGTCCCATTTTAAATCTTCAAGGGTTTAAATGAAAAAGAAACATGTATAATTTCAAATGAAACTGATATAGATGTAAATAAAAGTGATATAATGATAAAATAATAAAACTATAAAGTAAAACTGTGAATATATATAAATTATATTATTTACGTATATTCGTAGTTTTAATATATATAATAAAAATGAAATAAATATATAATTAGTTATTAATACAATATAAAGAAAAATGGATAAACGTATAAACAAAAAAACTGAAGTCTATGTTACTACATTTAAAGATAATATAAGGAATAAAGCAATTCAACTGGGTATATTAGATAATAATGTAAATAAATTAATAGAATATGTGTATGATTATGAGCGGTTGGTTTTTAATCAAGATGATTTTATGAAGAGAAAACGTATAAAAAATATAGTGCCATTATGCGATAGATGTTGTGCAAAAAGGTCAAATGATGAACAATGTACGAGAAAGAAAAGGTCAGGAATGATTTATTGTGGTACCCATATAAAAGGAACCCCACACGGTTTCATAACGGATTCAATTGATACAAAAAACACAACTAAAAAAATAGAAGTATGGGCAAATGATATTCAAGGAATAATATATTATATTGATAATTTAGAGAATGTTTATCGTGCTGAAGATATAATTTCAAATAAAATAAATCCAAAAGTTATAGC